TGCGCTAAATGTTTCTTAATAAACGAAGGGTGCATACGCCCAGACTTTGGTAACTCATCATAAATAACATCAGGATACACTATGGCTGCATCAACAGAATCTACATCAACCCCGCCAGCATAATCCTGCATCATAGGAGCTGGAAGAGTTTCTACACGAACATAAGCATTACTACGAAGCAAACCTGGAACAGTAAAACCAAGTTGCACTAATGCCTTCGGTAGATAAACAGTGGCTATAAAACTAATTAAAATAGCAGTTGACGCGAGACTAAAGAACAAATCAGTAACAGTACTATTAACTGCTGTAGTAGAAGCCAAAGTTGTGGTGCCAGCAGTGGTATTTATTCTACAAAACACGCGATAATATCCAGTTTCATCAAACTGGATACAATTCGCTTGACCAGACGTGGGCTCAGGATTAAGATTAAAGAAATTCCATGCACCAGGCCCATTGTCTGGAGGAGTCCAGTAATACAACCTAGCAGGTGATACCGAAGTATTAGCTGTGACAGTAGCTCCCTGAAAAACATCAACCATAGTTGGTGTTCCCGTCACAGCTTGAAACATCGCCGCATAACCACCCATTGCTGCATTAAACTGAATAGGATTGTAGAACTCCACATCATACTCAACAAACAGTTTCCCAACTAACATATCAATATCAGGAATGGCAGGTACATTGTCCAGCGCAATAATAAAAGCACCGGAATCATATAACTGAGCGTCAACCCCGGTGGGTAACGGGGCTGTTCGCACAAACAACTTCTTGTAAAATTTTTGATTGGTGAACGCAACCCGCCCATCCTTCCATACAGGAACATTAACCGCACCTTGACGAGTTAAAGCTGCCGTAGTGGAAGAAGGGGTGGAATCGCGCACATCATATAAAGGGACCATAGTGATAGATCCTTTAACATCAGTCCCTATTTCCGGTTTATAAACATAAGCAAGTTGTTTGAAGCAATATGAATCAAAATTTGCAGCTATACCTGCTAACCACGGCATATCTGTTAACAACCCAGGTTGATTTGTGTAGCGCGTCGCTATAAACGTACCTGGTGTTGTAGACCCTCGAATCAAATCTTCTAGCAGTTCGCGATGCCTTACACGAACAGCTGCTCGATTATTTATAATAGGACCTCGTTGATAGAAGGAATTGCCCACAGTACGTGGCACTGCGGTTCTTTTAATCCGCAAGCCCGCACCCCCAAAGCCTTTCCTTCTAACACGCGAAATACTACGTTTAATCGATGATTTCTTCATTATACCCTTGATCGAAACTTTTTTCCTCGAGGGTTTTTTCTTCTTTCGTCCTTTCTTTGAGGATACTCGTAGCATAATCTTTTTAACTCCAAGAGTTTATCAGAATCAAGTCGGGCCACTAAGGGGAGAAGCTGCCACTCAAACTGCGGGCGCTTCAAAAGAGTTTTAGGTTTACCAGCTGAACTCTCCCCCAAAGTATACAACCCGTACAGTTGGGAATCCGTCATGTAAACTTGCTCCACCTCCAGCCAAGTAGGAGTTCCCTGGTTCAAATCCACAGAACGCAATTCCAAACTGAAATTTTCTAACAGCCACGAAATATATCTAGAAAAGAGATCTCTTAGTTTCATATGGTTCCAACTCGCTATTCGAAGAGCACAAGCTTTCAAATAGCTCCACCGGACATGCCGACATGAATTACTATTAAAAAGCATTGTACTCATCACCTTCTCATAATCAGGAACTGGCATAAAGTAACCGCTACTCAGAACAATTGATTGATGAGACAAGAAACTTGAGAGATGAAGGGGAATAGCCTTCGTATTCTCAGGTTTCATAATCACACCAAGGACGTTCCAAATAGCAGCACAAGCATCTAAATGAAACCAAGGCCTAACAACATTTGAGCAGGTCCACAAACTATCATCACCGCACAAGGCGGCTTCAACATTATCATGGAAAAAAACATAATTTTCAGGACCTCCCAACTCAACCCAAGCGTAGACAAACAAAGCGTAATGTATCATAGTGTTTGTGACTATTGTTAATGAACTACCACTTGGATTGCCTTGGAACTTCTGGAAAATATCGCCATTTGGGCAAATAATGACGGTATCTACTATTGATTCAAAGTAAGTCGTAACAAGAGCGCGATTTTCTTCAGTTCTATCTTCCAACGATAAAAAAGAAAAGAAAACATCGCTCAACATTACGAACCACTCCCGATGTAAAACAGCATCATAATTTGAAAAATCTCCTTCGAAACAATTAGGATGCTTAGATAACCGCCGCATCATGCTATTCCACACACCATGGAAAGTGGAACCACCCACAAAACTCCATGTAGTGTCATAACTAGCATAAAACTTATTAGTCATCTCCCCAAATAGGGCTATTCCCAGAGCAGTATTACGCCATGAAGCTGCTGTAAACGTACGAAAATCATCACTCTCAATCTTCTTAACTTTCCTCAACTCCTTCTTTGCTGCTAAAGTAAACAAGTCAGAACTATTTCCTTGAGAGAATAGCTTTTTCATGTGCGCATAATCCGTTATTACTCGATCAGGAGCTTCCTCAAAAAGTTTTCTCTTGGTATTATAGCCCTGAGAGTTCCACGGATAACCACAACTAGTTGACATATTAAGATTTTCCCGTAAGTACTGCCAATCCTCGTTAACACGAGAATTGTTCATACAACGGAAATGTCGTAACAAAAAATCATGACACACAGCCAGAGTGCTCATCTTAGGACAATTAAGTGGACTCTTGTACTTTAAAACAGATTTAAAAGCAGAACTATCACGTGGCCAACCATATCGCCATTTGACAAATTGTTTCTCAGGCTCATTCTGTTTACACTCTTCTGCTAAAAAACGCTTAAAGTACAAATCATTCTTATCCTTAACACGGAATTTCCCACCTCCATATTTATAACGAAACATCTTCTGATCGTCTGGTGGGGGCCACTTATTGCCACCCCCCTCTAGCGGATTGACACCATACATTTGCTCTAAATGGTCAATCCGCAAGAGGGGGGCTATTGAAAAAGGGAAGCCCCCCGGTTACCG